TCAATACTCATCTGACTTACGATATTCCTCATCGCCTGCAATTATCTCATCAAGAGTTCTCGGTGTGTAATTCATATAAGGCATCATCGCGCCTACATTGATGAAATTAGTAAGCGGAGTTCCGTGTACATCCCTGTTTGCCGCCAACGTCTTTCTGAGTCCCTTTACATAATCATATTCCTTTGTAGTATGCACATGACCGTACAGCATATATGACGTTTCAGAAAAATCAGTACGGAAAAACGGTATCGGATAATGGCACATAAGAACGTGCCTGCCCTCGTCCACAATTTCCTTTATATTCGTTATATCCTGAAACAGATTTTTAACATTACTGCTGTACTGTCTCGGATCGTGATTACCTCTGACAAGCACTTTCACTTTATTGCCTGTAAGTCCGGATACGATATCATACCATTTGCTTTCCTTGTGCCATATAAAGTCACCGAGAATATACACGGTATCGTCCCGAGTCACACGGCTGTTCCAGTTAGAAAATATTGTATCGTTCATTTCGTCTGCATTTGCAAAAGGTCTGTTGTCAAACCTGATTACGTTTTCGTGACCGATATGCAGATCGGATATATAAAAGTTCATTTGTGCTCCTGATTTTTGCCATAATTTTTTAATAACGTTCTGAATTGTCGGTAAAACGATTGCAGATGATGCCCGAGTTATTCTGCCTTGTAGAGCTCACCGGGCTGCAGGATTATTTCCTTATCTGTTACAAATGTTATCTTCATCGGTTTTACTCCGACATTTTTGATACATCCGACCTTATCCTTAGGCGGCTCCTCTATGTAAAGTCTGTCGTAGAATGTAATACCCCTACTTCCCGGAAACCAACGCACACCCGATTTACACAGGATCAAAGAATCCTGAAAATCTCCTGCGTGGTACTCTGCTCTTTCAATATGCGTTCTTCCGTATTCATCTTTATACAACGCACGATAAAAGAAACTGTCGGTAGACGGGATAAGCTCAAGGTAGACCGTATCATTGCCAAGCAAAGTATGATTTTTATTAAAATCCTCCTGTGCCTTGCTTAACCATTTGTGAATTTTTGAAAGGAACAATTCGGGATCGTCTTTAAAGAACTCTTGCGCTAAGGCATTTAATGAATCGTCGTGTTGATCCACATTTATGAAGTCTTTATCCAAAAAATAAAGCGTGTTTCTTGTCTGTATATGAAGCCCTGATTCGTCGATTTCCACCGAGCTTATCGGTGAGGTATGTACGTCTGCGCCGTCACTGAATTTATACGATGCCCTTCCGTATGCTAATCCGTGTGCGATGAACTCTCCGTAGTTATAATGAATGTACCAGTTCTTAAGTTCTGCCATAACGATGCCTCCTTGCTTTCAGTAATAATTACTCATCATGTTTGATCTTAGGTAAATTGCATATAGCATAACACATCTTTTTGTTCTTGTCAAATAAATTAACGCCGTGTATCTCAGGCGGTGTATATTACTTTCAAGGATTTTGGATAAGGAGCGGAAAGCAATACAGCCTGCGTTTGATATTCAGGGGTATAATAGAACGACTTTCTACGGCAAAAAACTTTGGGATATGGGACAATATTCTGAATATGATTTACTGACGCTTGATGTGCTTTAATTCAATTCACTTTCTTCGATGTAACCTGCCCCAAAAATTCATTTTAAAATCTAAACCAAAAAACTCACACGCTGCGTCAAGATTCATTGTCATCGTTCTTGATACGACCTGTGCGTTCAGACTGGGAGGCAATTCTTGACGTATCTGCTCCAAGATATAAGTACCGGTATTATCGGGAATCCTATATTCTAATATGCCTCGTTTTTTGTTAACGGTAAATGCCTCCGGTTCATAGTACCATGCTCTTTGTATTTTATTGATAGCGTTTCTGCCTACGGCTTTATTACCAAAATAGTCAGAATATGTGCATGGCTTTATGTATTTAGGAAGATCATCACCTAAGATCTCCTTTATTATTTCTATTATCGTTTCAGACGACTCAGCAAAAATATCCGGCAGATAACTGTCATCAGATCCCATCATATCATCAACCATTTTTTCTATCCGATCAAACATCCGACGTACATATTCACAATAAAAAGAATTACTCATGTGTTTCTCACAATTCGCTATCTTTTTGTAATTTGCTCTACCTTTTTCTTTATCCAGACTTGAATCAATATGGCAGATAAATACCCTTTTAGAAATATCGTTTTTTACTGATGGAATTTCGTTTGTTGTCATGACTACAGAGGGATAATACAGCAAATTCTCTTTCAATCCCCATTCATCGTATTTCACAATATTGCTGATATTATTCTGATACTGCTGTTTTGACAAATCATCGATTATAATCGGCACACCCTCACAGCTCTGCTTTAAAGGGTCGATAGTCGAGTTATTAAAAGCCCCGTTTTTATTGATCGTAACATTTTTACCGCTCATCATTTTTGACAACATCTTTGTAAACTCTGTTTTACCACCATTACTTTCTCCATAAAGCATAGCATATACAGGGAATTGCTTTATATCCTGACCATATTTGTTTGCTTGGAAGCGGAGATATGGCATAAACGGCGAAGCAAGGAACCAATTAGTGAATAAGAAATACATTTTCTTATTATTCTCAACATTCCCGGAAAAAGCATCAAACCCATCCATATACTCAATATAACAGCGAATATCAGATTCAATTGAGCTTCTTTCCGGATGTAGATCACATTCTTTATTATTGAAAGATAAAAGTTTTTTCTCTGCATCTACGCGAAGTTTCGGCATTACTGTCAACTTCTCTTCTCTTTCTGTTCTTTCGATTTTTAACCGTCTTTTTACGTTGCTAAGAACTTCCGGAGATAATGCGATCTGTCCTTTCTTATCTTTTTTAGGAATCAGTGGTTTTATTTCTTTTGATATTTTGTCAGCATCGACTGCAATGACATATTCCGGCTCTTCCGTTTCACTCAAGATAACTGCTTTTCTTGCTTTTATTGTAGCGGATATAGGCAAAGAATCCAGTAACTCATCCACTGAAGAATCAGGCTTAGCGATAAGTTTAGTGATGCATTTATGCTCAACGTTATCAGCACACTCCATTTTGAAACGTTCAAACTGCTCATAATAATACTCATACGCCGAAATGTTATCCATGTATGTAATGTTTTCACGCTGAATACCATTAAATGCCGAATATGACAAATTAGCCGATCCCGTTATCACCCTAACTCTGCCGTCATATGATTTTAAAAGATATATTTTTTCGTGGGATTTTATAGCTCTTGAAACATACAACTTAAGTGTTTCATTGTCTAATCTTTGTGCGAGCATATCAGCTGATTTATGTTTTGTAACGAATTTCAGCTGAGATAACTGCACGCTCATAACCATTGCAACACTGTCATCAAGTACAGCCTCACAACCAAATATTATTTCAGCGTTTTTGAAATTAGGAAGAACTCTGCTAATAAAATCAATACCGGATGAATAAGTAATAGCGTACATTTCATCAAACCCGCTGAAAAGATCTTCCCATACAACTTTATGAACGCATTTAAAATCTGCTTCAACCGCCTCAAGTTTATTGCCGGTTGATTTATCTGCTGACTTTTCTTCAGATAAATCAAACAAGCTAAGCTCCTGAATTTCGCTTTCAGTTTCTTTCATAGACTTTCTCCTCCGTATTCAAAATTAATGAATGTTTCTTATTTCAGAAATTATCATTGTGTTTACGATATTCCTTGACCATCGTTTCCGAAAGCTCGTAATACTTGCAATTATAATATTCACAAATTTTCTCAAGCTCTTCTTCAGATGAAATACCGCAATCTATGGCTTTTTCAATTCTTGGTGAAATGTAATCATTCTGAGAATGAACATCGATCATTGTATCAAAACATGTATTCAGTAAAATACTGAACGGAACTTCAATACGTTCACTTATTTCAGAAATTGCACAACAAGTTGCTGTATCAAATCCGTACTCATCAATAGCATGAATAAAGCTCTCGAAGTAGCCAAAATCATTATTGCAAGTGTCGCCGATCTCATTTTTCAACGCAATACAGAGTCTGTTGTTATTTTCGTAATTATCTTTAATGAAATCCGACAACTGCAGTTTTTCGTTCTTCATCTCAAGCTTTTCTTTTCTGATTTTTCCCGGTGTTATTCCATAGCACTGTTTGACAGCTCTGGAGAGCGACGACTGTTCTGAATAACCGTATTCCTGTGCAATATCAGCTATCGATTTACTTGGATCATCAACAAGTTCCTTAGAAATGAAATACATCCTTCTTTTCAGAAAATAATTGTGCAAACCAATTTTTCCTGCTGACAAAATCGAAAGAAATTTTCCGAAATCCAAATCAGTATATCCGGATATTTCGTATATTCCACGTGAAATTTCTTCATAGCTGAGCTTTACACTATCATCGATATAGTCCATGATAGCATCAAATACGTTTTTGCTTTCCATATTTTTTGACCTCCATTTTTTATTTGTCTTTATTATATCATACAAACGAAGAACAGTATTGACAATCAGAGTGCAATAAATGTCAAAAATAAACTTTGTATTACCATTCAGGTATATTTTTATATAATTCTAGCAAAGTAGGTGTACAATAAAACGGACTGATGCATAAATTTTAGCTAAATCTTGATTTTAACTCTTACAATGTGAAAGAAAATCATCTCCGCTACGAAAAGTTGTTTGTTTGCTTCTCTTCTATTGAAACTATCGAAAAAGCGTTTTGCTGAAATGCTGCAAAATTTCTGATTTATGGCACGATTTTTTGTTAAAAAGCTACGTTTTTCTTGCATTTTATACTATTTTGTGGTATGCTATAAAATGAATAGGTAAATACTCAGATGATATTGCGTATTGCTCAGCAATACTGATTTATATTTATTAACAATAATCAAAACGGAGGTAAGCACAATGGCGGAAAAGAATAACGCCAATATCGGCTTTGAAAAACAACTTTGGGACGCAGCAGGTGTCCTTTGGGGACACATCCCGGCGGCAGATTACAGAAAGGTAATCATTGGGCTTATCTTTTTGCGTTACATATCAGGTGCTTTTGAAAAGCGTTATCAACAACTTGTTAATGACGGCGACGGATTTGAAAATGACAGAGACGCTTATACCGAAGAAAATATATTCTTTGTACCTGAAGCTGCGCGTTGGAACAAAATTTCTTCCGCCGCACATACAGCCGAAATCGGTATAGTCATCGATGATGCAATGAGAGCCATAGAAAAAGAAAACACTACTCTTAAAAATGTACTGCCTAAAAACTATGCAAGCCCTGATCTGGACAAGCGTGTTTTAGGTGAAGTGGTTGACCTGTTTACCAATATGGATATGGGCGACACAGAGGAAAGCAAAGACCTTCTCGGCAGAACTTATGAGTATTGTATTCAGCAGTTCGCCGCTTACGAAGGTGTTAAGGGCGGCGAGTTCTACACACCGGCAAGTATTGTTAAAACCATCGTTGCTATCTTAAAGCCGTTCAAGAACTGCCGTGTATATGAAATAATCATAGCGAAATGGATACAAGAGATAGGAAAAATTAAAAAGTGTGCCTTTGCGGTGTAAAAACAGTCGTTGCGGTGTAAAGTGTGTTGGTCGGAGAAATCCGGCTTTATTTTTTGCCTATGAAAATGTAAATTTTGTATTAATGCGACATTTTAATGCTACATTCCACTTGTTAATACTACATTTTTGTGTTATACTTTTTCCAGAGAGGAGGATACACATGAAGACCTATAGCGTTAAAGAAATCGCTGAAATGCTAAATACGAATCCTGAAACTGTGCGCCGCTGGATTCGAGACAAAAAGCTTGATGCAACTATCGAGTCAAAAAAAGGCGGACATATGGTGTCTGAAGCAGCACTTCAAACTTTCTTGCGCACATCCCCGAAGTATGCAGCAACAGCAAAAGCTTCATTAGCAGGAATCATGGGAGTTGCTGTGTTGCCGACAGTTATGGTAGGCGGTTTGGTCGCACAGAAGCTGATCGATGCAGAGCAGATAAAAAAGGCCCGCATCTCTAACAAGGATGTCGTTAACTTCCTCCGCAAAGAAATTCAACGATACACCGAGGCTGTCAAAGCGAAGGAAGATACCATTCATCAGCTTCAAAAGCAAATTGAAGCTGACCAGTCACAAATTGCAGAGTTTCAAAAACTGATTGATAGCCTGTCTGCTGAAAAGGAGGATAAAGAATGAGCAACAAGAGTAATCAAATTGGAGAACTACTGAACACCGCATCTGCCGCAGCTCCTGACGTAACAAAACCGCTTAAATCCATCGGCAATGGAAATATGTTAGAAGGCGTAAAGAATATTTTTAACTACGCATTGACCGAAGGCGAGAGGACTGGCCTCGCTAAGGGAGAGAAAATAGGGTTAGCTAAAGGTAGCGCAATCACTCTTGGTATATGTGGCGTTTTGTACATCGTTCCTAAAGGTGTAAAATTCGTCAAGAAGAAAATCTCTGAGAAAAAGGCCGCTGATGAGATGGGCGAAAAAATATATACTGCTTTCACTGAAGAGTTAGCTGACAGTAGTGACGAGGGAGGCACAGTCGATGAAGAAGGCAAAAACCAAGATGCATAAAAGCATAGCGGATACACTCACCTATGCATACATACGAAAAATAAAAAAATGGATGTTTTGCCCTGCTTGTCAAAGCGGCAAGATGACCATCAACAAAAAGTCAACGCTCTGGACCTGTGAAGAGTGCGGATATAAACTTTCCGTAGATGAATTTGAGGATGATTACGTATTCTGGTTTTGTGATGAGTGCAATACGTACCTCAACAATCAGGACGGATTTGACCGTCATGCTACACGCCACATATGCCAAAAATGTGGATATGAGAACGATACGACCTTTGACAATGTAAAAGGCATCTGCTCTGACTGTGGAAAAATCATCTCAGATCCAGATGCAACACTATGTACCGACTGTAAGCAGGCACGAAGGGCGAAGGCGAAGGAATGGTTGAAAACTGCCGGTAAGGTTGTGGGCGTTGCAGCTGTCGCTGTAGGTGCAGCGTATTTGGCTTCTCAATCTTCCGGAGACGATGATAGTACAGATTATAAATACCTCCCAGATGGAGATGATGAAGGAGATGGTGGTATGAGATGCGCAAATTGCGGTAACACCGACGAGAGTACTCTGTGGGATGAGGGTGATACCATATATTGCTCTAAGTGTGCACATCGCACGTCGGTGGACACCGGCGAAGATGACGTAGTGGAATGCCCATATTGTCACAGAATGCGAGATAGAAAAGCAATGTACTGCCGTTGGTGTAACGATTCGACATGGGAACCAAGCACCCAAGACGAATTTGAGGAAACCGATAAAATTCTGAAAGATATGGGCTATTAAGTTCGTCAACGGAAACTGATGTGAAGGAGGTTTTTCATGGGTGCTTTTGGATATTATCTCATAATCATAAATGTCATTGGATTTATCCTGTTTGCTGTGAATACGTGGCTTTACTCAAACACGGCAGAGGGACAAGTGGATAAGTTCCTAACAATAACATCACTTCTGGGCGGTTCGTTGGGCATCCTTATTTCTATCCTGATCTTTGATAGAAAAGCTGTCAAAGGTAATATGATGTCCCGCGTGTTCATCGCCTGTGTTTTCGTGATACAGATAGTAATATTCCTTGTGCTCAGAGGCGTCCACGGAGAAGAAATAACCTTTGCATTCTGGGAATTTTTCTCGAAATATAAGATTCTGTTGATTTATCTTGGAATTATCAATTTCGTGACTTTTGCTGCCTTTGCCGTGGACAAGATAGCAGCCATCGAAAAACGATCAAGAATCAGAATCGTCACTTTGCTGGGACTGTGTTTTGTTGGTGGCTCTTTAGGTGGTCTGGGTGCAATGTATTTGTTCCATCATAAGACCAAAAAGGATTATTTTGCTGTTGGTGTCCCGCTGATAATAGTAATGCAAGTTGTAGTGATTTTTTACTTAATGAACCTATAAACAAAAGAAGCGCCTCACTGCCGGTCGTCCAAACCAGTAGTGAGGCGTCTTTGCGTCTATGGGTCAGGCCTTTATTTCCATGCCGTTGCGGAAGGTGACTCGAACATCGTCGGCAGAGTGGACGGTCATGAAATCCACCAGTCCGCACCAGAGGTTTGTCTGGAACTCGGTGACCAGCCCGTCCTGCTCCTCCAGAACTTTGAGGAACTCCTCAATGGTGGCTCTCCGTGCCTTTTTGTCGGCAATCTGCTCGGTGATGGCATCCAGCTTGGCTTTGGCATCATCGTAGCGGTGGGTCAGCCCATCGTAGCGTTTCTGGTATTCTACCTGGTCGAGAGCTACATGAGCGTTTTCGTAGATGCACTTTTCCACTGCATCGGCAAGCATCTGGACTTCCTCGATCAGTTCGGTTTCCTGGGTTTGCAGGGGTGCAAGGTCAAAGGCAAGTGCCAAGCCCCCGGTCAAGGATGCGATGATGGCATCCTTCTGGGCAAGAAGCCGATTGACTGCCGAAATGAAATGGCGGTGGATGTCCTCATCCGTGAGGTGCGGTGTGGTGCATTTGTGGTCGCCGTCAAATTTGTGGTTGCATTGCCAGATGGTCTTTTTGTACTTATCCGTGGAGTGCCAGGTCTTGGAGCCATACCAGCTATCGCACTCACCGCAGCGGATTTTGCCGGAGAAAAGGTGGACACCGCTCCGTCTGCCACGCTTGTTGCGCCGCTCCAGTTCCTGTTGAACCATCTCGAACACCTCTGGGCTGATGATGGCTTCGTGGTTGCCCTCCACATAATACTGCGGAATTTCGCCCTCATTGACCTTTTTCTTTTTGGTAAGGAAGTCGACCGTGTAGCTTTTCTGCAGGAGGGCATCGCCTTTGTACTTCTCGTTGGCGAGGATGCTCCGAACCGCACCGGCGTTCCACTTATCCTTGCCGCCCGGGGACTTGATGCCGTCGGCGGTCAGCCTGGCGGCGATGCCGTGGGGTGTCATGCCCTGCAGGAACATACTGTAGATGCGGCGGATAATGACCGCCTCGTCCTCGTTGAGAACCAGGTTGCCATCCTCGCCACGGTCGTAGCCCAGAAACCGCTTGAACGGAACGGTGACCTTACCATCTGCAAACCGCTTTCTCTGGCCCCAGGTGCAGTTCTCTGAAATGGAGCGGCTTTCCTCCTGGGCAAGGCTGGACATGATGGTGATGAGCAGTTCGCCCTTGCTGTCGAATGTCCAGATGTTTTCTTTCTCGAAGTAGCACTCCGTGCCGTGTTCCTTCAACTTGCGAATGGTGGTCAGACTGTCGACCGTGTTTCTGGCGAATCGGCTGACCGACTTGGTGATGATGAGGTCAATTTTTCCTGAAAGGGCATCAGCGACCATGCGTTTGAAGCCCTCACGGTGCTTGGTGTTCGTGCCTGTTATGCCCTCGTCCGTATAGACCGACACCAATTCCCAATCGTCCCTGCCATTGATGTAGTTGGTGTAGTAGTCCACCTGGGCAGTATAACTGGTGAGCTGTTCCTCGCTGTCGGTGGAAACACGGGCGTAGGCTGCCACCCGGCGCTTCTTCTTTTCGTTAATCGGTGTCGCTGTGAACCGGCTGATCGTTGCCGGAATGGTCGTTACTTTCGCCACGTCTTTTCCTCCAATTCTCAATCATTTTCTGTCTCATGTGTTCTTTGCGTTCCTCGCTGTGCTTTGGCATCTGCCGCTTGTTTTCCCATTCGCCCTCAAAGATGTGTCCGTCAAAGAAGTGGATGGAGAGCCGGAAGGGTGCGGTGATGTGGATGCAGGCGATTTTCTCTCTGAAGGCGGCCTCATCGAAACCGTCAGTCCCCAGAGCCTCGGCACAAAGCTGTTTGATCGTTTCTTCCTTGATGCTGGGGCTGTCGCAGTTGCCAGCAGATGCACACCGCCAGACGGACACATAATCGCCAGCCTTGCGGCGGGAGCGTTGCCGGTAATTCTCCCCGCAGTGGTCGCAGCGGATTCGGCTGGTAAAGCAGGAGGAGTTGGGGCCAAGCTGGTGCTCCTGCACATACTTTCCCTTGGCGGCTCTGCGCTCGTCCGTCCAACAGTCCTTCCGCATGGTAGATTCCCAGCGGTGTGGTACAATGCGACCGTCTTTGAAATAGAAAACCATCTCATTGGGAGCAGGGATTTCAATGTGGTCTATCTGCTCCGAAAAGACGGTCTCGTCAAACTCTGAAAGACCCAGCACCGTAGCACAGGCTTCTTTTAGCATGGTTTCGGGAATGTCCTTGTTCTGGCAGTCGGCATTTCCTGTCTTTTTCCGTGTGCCGCAAACCCAAATGGTGTAGTTATACGAGGGGTCTTTGCGACCTTTGCGGTTTGACCGCTGATAGCTTTTTCCGCAGCGACCGCATTTAATTTTGCTGGTGAAGCAGGAGGTGTTGATGCTCCAGTTGGCAAGGACACCGAGTTCTCTGCGACGGGCTTTCTCTGCCTGCACAGCCTGGTAGACCTCCAGCGGAATAATCGCCTCGTGGGTATTCTCCACGAAATATTGTGGCAACTCGCCGTAGTTCTTTTTGCTCTTGCCGCTGATGGGGTCTACCACATATTCCTTTTGAAAGAGTAGGTTGCCCGTGTAGGTGATGTTGCCAAGAATCTGGCGAATGGATGTATTGCCGAAGTGCTGCCCTTTGAGGGACTTGACACCCATCTCAGCCAGCTGCTTTTCTGTTGTCTCTGCCGAAAGCCCAGCCAGGAAGTTGTCATAGATGAGCCGGACAATGGCGGCCTCCTTTGGCTCGATGACCAGGTGGTCGCCTTCCCAGCGGTAACCGTAGATTTGAAAGCGGCCGTTGGGAATACCCTGTTCAAAGCGTTTTCTGGTACCCCATTTCACATTGTCGGAAATGCTGCGGCTTTCTTCTTGGGCGAAGGATGCCAAAAGGGTCAGCATCAATTCGCCGTCCTCGGTCATGGAATCGATGCGTTCCTTTTCAAAGCGGACGGAAATGCCCAGTTCCTTGAGGTGGCGAACCGTCTCCAGAAGGTCGACCGTATTTCTGGCAAAGCGTGAAATGGACTTCGTGAGAACAATGTCTATCTTCCCAGCTTCGCAGTCAGCCAGCATTCGATTGAACTCTGCACGGCCTTCTGCCCTGGTGCCGGAGATGCCGTTGTCAGCGTAGACCCCAACATACTCCCAATCCCGGTGCTTTTGGATAAGATCGCTGTAGTAGCTGATCTGTGCCGAAAGGGAGTGGTGCAAACGCTCGGACTCCATTGAAACGCGGGCGTAGGCAGCGACCTTTTTGCGGCTGGGCATCTGCGGTATTTTGTTTTCGATTTTATTGATTTTCCGCATAATATCGCTCCTTTCCGACACTATATATCACTCTGAAAGGCTATATTATCAAGTCATTTCCGGATAATAATGTACCCAAAGTTGGCTCGAAGTCAGCCCGCAGTTTTGTATCAATTACGGCATATTCCTCCTCGGTCAGAAGTCCTTGACCCAGGAGGTTTTTTGCTATCGACACGGCGGTCTGGTATTGCAATTCGGCGCGGAATGCAGTCTCACTCATGCCTGTCACCGCCTTTATAACGGTCTGCGATGTAGCAGGCGTGGGAACAATATTTCCGTCCGGCATTGCCATAGGCTGTGAAGGGCTTTCCACAGTGGGCGCAGGTGAAGCTGTACACGGCTTTGCGGTTGACCGCTTCGGGGTGGCTGTTCCACCAGGCTGTGCGGCACTTATCGGAGCAGAACTTGACCTTCTTTCTGCCAGGGGTCTGCTGCATGAGATTGCCGCAGTGCAGACAGAACCCGGCATCCAGCGTGATGCGCTCGTTGCCCCGTGCCTTTGTGCCGGTCAGTCCCATTTTTCGACAGAAAGCGACAACGGTATCTTTCTTAAGCCCCACCGCCTTGGCGATAGTTGCATATCCATAGCCCTGGGAGCGCAAGGTGGCTATATGTTCTTTTTGCTGATTGGTCATTTTGGTTCCTCCGTTCCGAGGTTTTCCCTCAATGACCCATCTGGACAGAGAACACTATTTTGGCCGAAAAAAATATGCCCACCGAACCGTCATGGCTCGATGGGCATTCAGCAGGTTAAGTTATTTGATTTTAGCTGCGTAGTCAAGCGAAATCCATCCCGCGCCGGATTTGAGCCGTCCCCAGCCAGCAGTGGACCCCTGACCGGACTGGACTTCCACGATGGTAAACACGCCCTTGCCGGTAAATTTCCCGGTCTTGGCATAGTCCGTCCCCGGCCCTTTGCGGATGTTCAGATCGGAGATGCTGACCTTGACGGTAAACGGCACATCTGGTGTCGTCTGCGTTGAGGTGTTCGGTGTGTAGATGTTTACACCGTTATTATCGAACACGCTATATCCCGGATTAGCATCGGCGCACTCCTTGGCATTGGAGAGGATTTTGTACGCGCCTTTCTGCGATTTGCTGTCAGACCATGCCTTGCGGACACGGTAATACCCATCCGTCAGCTTTTCAGGATACTCAGTCTCTGTGTCCTCGGATGCCCCACCGCCAAGCTGTGCTGTGACCTTTGCGGCGAGATCCCCCATCCTGGCATACATCCAGTTTCCGGGGCAGGACTTGTTGGCAAACCAGCGATGCACCGTCAGCACCATCTCATCAGACTTCGGCTCATAACCCAGCGTTTTATCCTTATTACCCAGCCAGAGGAGCTTGCTCTTGCCGTTGCGCTTGCAGATGTCCACGCAGAGCTTGATGAGCGTCTGATAGACCACATCCTTAAAGGCATACGGCTCTGTGGTGTCGGACGCGCACTCAATGGTGACCGCCCGCTGGTCGTTGGCACTGGAGGAGGAACACCAGGAACGGTTTTTCTCTTCCACATACATTCCCACACGGCCGTCCACGCCAATGCCGTAGTTGCAGCTTGCCTGTTTGGAAGTTGGCAGGAAGATACTGCCCAGCGTCTCCACCGAGCATTGTCCCACCACGCAGTGGGGCGTGATGCGGTCGATGCTGTGTGTCCGCTGCCCGGAGTGGTTGGGGCTGAGTTTCGTGTAAGATACCAGTGAACTGTTTGTGTAAGCCATTTAATTTTCCTCCTTTTCCGCTCTGTCATGGAGCTGTGCCAGGATGTCCTTCATCTTCTCCGGCACAGGAAGTCCCAGGTGCGCCGCGTTCTCCAGAAGGCTCACGCCCTCGTTGGAGAGGTAAAAGAAGATGACCGCCGTGCGAAGGACGCTGCCTGTGCCAATCACCTGTACATCCAGGATGTTGGCGATCCCCACCAGCAGGAAGATCAGCACCTTCCGGCAGATGCCCTTGAATCCCACGGTGCTGGAGAGTTTTTTGTCGGCGATGGCGCACAGCACACCCGTGATGTAGTCCACAGTGGCGAAGACCGCCAGGGCGATCAGAAGCCCGTCACAGCCGCCCAGGAAGTAGCCGAGCCAGCCGCCGATGCCAGCGAAAACAAGCTGGATCGTAGTCCAAAATTCCTTCATGTTGTAAACCTCCATTTCATGTTTTTGTATGCAAAAAGGGCATCTGCGCACAGCAGATACCCTTGCAGCACCTATTCAGTTTGTTTGGGTAGCCACTCCCAGACCCGCATATCCTCCTGCCCCAGGGACCACATACACATTCCTCGCAGCTTCCAACGGTATGCCGCCTGATTCGCCCAATAGATAAGGCTGTCTACATCCTGGTAGTACAGAATGGAAAAGCCGTCCGCATCCCCAAGGAACAGTCTGGAAATCCAGATGTTGATGTCCCTTGGGATGATTTTCGCCGTATAGTCGTTCCCGCACTGAAGCGGCATGATGTGGGAATGGTAGAACTCATAGTCCAGAGAAATGCTCTCGCTGCGGGTTGCGGATTCCTCCACATCTCTGGTCAGCGTGAATACCTGGAACTCCGCATCCCATGTGCAGTTCGACCGTTCAATTCTGCCATAGCTGGTTTCGGTACCGTCCGGCATGATGACATCAAAGCGTTCATACGGCTCATAAGTCCAGGCATCGCCCAGCCGGAGCAGTTGGCAATTTACAGGCAGTTCGGAGCGAATACCGGCATACCCGCCGCCGCCGCTGACAGTGGCGGTGAAGCGAAGCGTATAGGATGTTGAAGAATAGACTCTAACATTGTTGCCTCGCTTGCGAAGTTCAATGGTATACACGCTGGGGTTGCTCCGCAGATTCTCCTCTGAGGTCTTTTCATAGGCGGCTGCATAGCTGCCCTTTAAGGTCGAACCCTCATAGAGTTCCAGTCTTTGGGTGTCGTAGTTGATGCATAGGAACAGAGAATCCAGGAAGATGCCGGACTTACCACCACCATCCGATGGGATGATGATTTGCGCTCGGAGGTGGACATCATCAAAACCGTCATAGTTCCACGCAAGTTGTCCATACCCTTCAAGCTGAGAGTAGGGCCTATTCGCAGTACTGTCCGGGTCTTGCCACACACCCCATTCCCCGGAGAGAACCGTCCAGTAACTTTCCGGGATTTTCTCCTCATCACGGAAGTCCTCGTACCAAATGAGTGCCGAGTCCGGCTTGCGGCGCAGCATCTCAAGGGTCAGCTTGAACCCGGTGGCGGGTCCCACCATATTGCCGTTCACATCCTTGAACTGACGAGGGGCAAGGGTGTATGTGGCATCTCCAGCCGAGGGCGCTTCTGAGAAGTCCGAGCATACCCGGAAGCCATAGAACTGGACACCATTCACATCGACAGAGATGGTCAGCGTGTGCTCCCCGGCAGAGAGTGTGACCCCTTTGGCAAGTGATGTCCAGAAGGTCGTTCTCCAGTACGGCCACCAAAGCCGATTTTCTGAGAAATGGACGCTGCTTCCGTCCAGGGATGCGTAAATCCCGTTCTTATCCCAGAATGGGTAACAGAGCCGAATTGCAACATCGTAGGTTCCTGGTTCCGAAATGTTGAACTTGTAGGTTGCGGAACCCTCATCCCCAAGCGTGACCAGCGTTTCGGATACGGATACAACGCCGGAGTAACTGTCCGGCTCCGCATTGTGGTCGAGGATAATGTCACCAAATTTGGTCTTCTGCTCCTTGCCATAGGCGGTGAGGTATCGTCTGCGGTTATAGGTTTCGGAGATCTGGGGCGAACTCTTGGAAACGGCATCGCGGCCTTCCATGTAGTCATACACATGAGGAAGCGCCCACGGTCCCATGTCGTAGTCATCCCAATAGGCAATAATGGGAATCATCGGTTGGGGCGGCCCGTCATCCGTGAAGTTGTACGCCCCGGTCATCCAGTATTTCGCAGCGTAATAAGTGTTAGAGACTCCACGGTAATACTCGCCCAGGTTTTCCGGGGTGTCATAGATCTGCCAGTTCCAACCGTAGGCAGGCATACCGAGGAACACCTTGTCCGGGTTCATCACCGTTACAGCATAGTCATAGATACCTTCCAGCCAGCTTCTCGGCGATACGGGACCGGGAGCAGACCCCGCCCAAGCCATGCCGTAACTCATGATGGAGGCGGTATCACAATACGGATCAAGGTCGCCGTATACACACCAGTTCTCACCGCCGACCGACCCGTTGACCGAAGTCATACCGGGCAGGCAGATATTCATCTGTTTTGTGGGGTCATAGGCTTTTACCGTGTTGTAGATGTGGGCGAACATTGCCGTGGATGCGGCGTGAGTAGAATAATCATCACCCTTTTCCAGGTCGATATCCACGCCATCGCACCAGGGGTATTTCTGCATGATGCGGACAAGTTCCGAACAGAAAGTGTCTTGTGCGCCGCAGGTATTATTTCGCAGAGCCTTGAAGATGGTATTAGAGCCGTCATTGGCAACAGTGAGCAGCCAGCGGATGTGGGGCCACTTGTTGATGTAGGTCATCATGCTGGAAATGGTGACGCCGCTTTCGGTGATCGTCCCCGTGGCATCCACCTTGAATGAAAAAAGTCCGATGGTGTCAATGCGGTCGCCATAATCACGCAGGGCTTCATACATTCTGGCATTGCCCATGAATGTCCAGACCATGATGCGTTTGCCTTTGAGTTTGTCCATCAGAACGAATCACCTCCATCCTTCATCTGCTGTAATTCAAAAATCACCCTGGCGGACTTCCCGTCCTCCAAAGTGACCTGATGCTTGGAGTCCCAAGCGGCACTGTATTGATAAAAACCGTCTTTCGGCTCAGTCACCCCGTTTTTGGTGCATTCCCGGACAGACGCCAGCAGAGCCAGGTCATCTTCTGCTTTGAGCGCATTGGGGAACACTACCTTCTGACCGCCCACTCCCTGGGCAAGCTGAACAGAGCCAGCCGCCATATCTGCTTTGGGGTAGAGATGGATATCCAGGCCGCCAGAAGTTTCTCCCAGATTAAACAGCACAGCTGTCGCCGCAGAGCGAACCACTCCATTGAACCAAACCTTATCCATCTTCTCCAGCCGTACTTCCGTATGAGGTGTATATCCAGTCAGAGCGGGACCATCTTGAAGCTGCAGGTCGGTGAACCAGATGGTACCGGAGCAGTTGGTGATGGTAGGTTTCACCGTAATGCTCATGACACGCATATTCTGTTTTTTATTGATGACCTCTGCAAGACGGATGAATGCAGGATTAGCCATCCAGCACCCACTTCATTTCGCAGGGATGACCTACCCATCCCGTGGCAACAGACCCCGGCTGCAGCAAGAGGTCTGTCACATATAGAATGCCGGAGCAGTTGGTAATGCACACACGCACCGTAATGGACTTGACCTTGGAGAAGTAGCTTTCCGGGGTGATCTTCTGCGAGGTTTTAGAAAAATAAGCCATGTCGTCGTCACAACCTCCATATCATTCGTTTCCGTGCAAGCACGAAAAGCTCATTCATTACGGTGTTCCCCCTCTCCCCAAAAAGTCAAATGACTTTTCGGGGACCCCGGATATCAATCAGTACAGGTCAATGAATCGGGTCTCGGTGCTGCCGTCCTCGTATTCAATGACCACCTCAATGCCGACCTGGGCATCATCACCCAGCTTCTCCAAATCCTCAGAGGCGACCTGGGCAGAGAGCGTATAACTGCTGCGGTTGGAGGGATAGACGGTCTGAGCAAGGCTCTTAGTCATTCCGGCAACACCCACGGCCTTAAAAGATGCCGTGCCGGATGCGCCATTCTCGCTGTCTGCTTCAAAGCCGGAACTGACCCAATAAGCCAGCCCGTCATCGGCACGGGAATTGCGGAGATGGTTGAATGGCACCAGTTCCCGGATATCGTTGTTGGACACCACGCTGGTACCTTCCAGGGCATCTGCAATGGTATCGATGGAACTGACGGAGCTGCCCAGATTCTTGAGGGTCGTGGAGAGTTCCAGGACGGTGTTCCACGGCTCCTGCAGGTTGTATTCTCTTCGGACAATACGGGTGGTGACCGAGAGTCCCAGCTCCTTATCCTCCACACGGACATAATCGCCCAGGCCCCAGGCTTCATGCTCATAGCCCGTCAGTACCGACAAGTCCATCGCATTCAGAACATAGGACACCGTGGGCTTGCAGTATTCGGCAAGGCGCATGGCTGTGAACTCCTTCATCTGATAGGGATTGGTGAAGAAGGAACAGTCCAGGGTGGAGATGCGGATCTCGGAGGAGTATGTGAAGTCCTCCAGATAGGGCTTACCGCCATTGATGTCGGCAAAGGTCAGCCCATCCGCACCCACGGCATAAAGCCGGGTCACCAGAGAGCGGGTATCCACCACACGCTCGATGCTTTTCATGTTCTTCTTATAGGCAAATAATGCACCGCTGTCCTTACCGTTGACGGTTAGTAGATGCACTAGGCGGTTCGGGCAGTCAAAGACCAGGTCACCGCCGTGCAAATCGGCAACGCTGCGGAGGATCGCCAGAGCGTTCTTTTCTGTGCTGGTCCAGGTGCGCTTGGTGGTCACGCTCACCGTGCCAACGCTCCACTCAGTATCATCCAGGGCATAGGCCATCGCCACATCAGCGGTTTCGGCGTCAAACTTCCGCTCTTCCTTGCGGACAGAAAAGGTAAGGTCATAGAACTCCGCTTCGGCATACACCTGGGTGATGGTGCTGCCGGCGCTGTCCTTCACATCAGTGATGGTGCGAATCTTATAGACATCGTCAACGATCTGAATCTTCTTTTCGTTGTCGATGTATTTACGCTTGCTATCACGGTATGGGATGGAGAAGGACAGCGTGTCTTCGCCGTTGATTTCACCAGTGACGATGATGTCATAGGCATTCTCCAAAATCGCCTCCCACGCACCGTTCTCATCCAGCACCACAGGTCTGGCATAGCCGATTTTCTCATAGGGGGCCTTTGGAATGTCGTAGAGCCGAATCTCCACCAACTTCGGGGTTTTGGTGGAATCCGAAGTGGTGAGCGTGGCTCTGAAACGGATATAGTTGCGGTTCGGAGAGTGCAGCTTGCCGTCCGAGCCGATAGGAATCCAGTCGCTCCAAGCCGCCAAGTCATCGCTGGTGGAGGTCTCAATGGTGGAGATAGCGGTCGTGCCTGCCACATACTCGCTGGTCACGGATACCTTGCCCGTGCCGGAAAGATTGCACTCCATTGCTTTTGTGTAGAGAACGCCGCTCTCCGGGTACACGCCGTTTGTCGCTTTCAAAATGACCCCGCTTGGGTCTGTAAGCGCATCCACATCGGAATTGTTGTCACCGCCGTTGCAGAGCAGCGTGGCTCTGAAGTAGTCCACCAGATCGTCTGCGGTAAGGGGCGAATCGCAGTCCAGGAACCAGTCATCAAAACCACCGGCGTAATAGTAGCTGCCAGCGTGCATACCCATAACCAGGTCTGCTGTGCAGGAGCGATTCAGTTCCCCGGTAAAGGCCAGTGTTGAGGACTTCCACACTACGCCGGATGCCCGGTCGCCCACCACATAGGTGAACTTTTTATTGTTCGGTTCAATGACCCCGGCGATGAAGTACCACTTGCCATTCTGCAATGAAAAAGGCGGTGTTACAGTCTTGTCAAGGATAAGACTGCCCGAAGAATTATAAAGCATAATTCTCGGTCGACCGGAATACAGGGACAGATAAAGAATCGGCTGCCCCGGACCATAACGGGTATTAAATATCGGGCAGAAAGTGTTCCCAACCGAATAGGTGGTAGGGTTCATCCAGCCGCCGACCACAATCCGTTCACCCAGGTTGGCAAAAATGCTGCCGTCATTGGTGACCTGCAGGTGGGTCTTTTCTGATGTTGGATTATTGAGATTGAGCCGGAACTGCCGTCCCTTTGGGCCTCTGCTTAAAGTGGC